ATTCGCGCGCGCGATGCCGCTCAGCGCATAGCACGGGAGACGGACGCCGGCGAGAATCGGATACCCGGCGCGCACGTCCCCCGCACGGCCGAGCCCCGCCCGCGCCGGGGTCAGCGGCACACTGGCGGTAAGCGGGACGAGCGTGATCGCCATGTTAGGCGCCGACCGGCAGCCGGAGGCCGCCGCCGCGAAGACTCGCCATCAGGGCCTCCCCGACCACGCGGGCAATTTCCTGCTTGTTGCCAAGCACCGAGCCATTGATATTGACCGTGACCTGTGGGGCGCCGCTCGAGGACGGCACGATCGCGCCGCCCGCGGAGGGCACGAAGAGTTCCGGCCCCTGCTCGCCCACAACATAGGGTCGCCCGCCTGTCACTGCCCCGCCCCCCGCGCGCCCCTCGGCGCCCAGCGCCGCCCAGTCCGGTTCTCGCCCGAAGAGTCCCTGACGGACGGGGCCAAAGTAGCGCCCTTCCTGAAAGGCTTTCGTCGTTTCGGCCCGCCGATCCGCGGTCCACGCCCCCGACGGCAGCGTGCCGCCGAAGGTGCCCTGGCCCTTGCGGGCCAGATCCATCGCCTCAGACCAGCCCATCGTGGCCGCGGCGGCCTGCTGAATGCTGGCGGTGGCGCCCTGCATGGAGGCTGCGACGCTCGAGCCGATCGCCTGAAAGCCCACGGTATACGTGGAGCCGATGGCATCGACGGCGGCTTGCGTTTCGTACTTCTGGCGTTCCAACAGCTCGAGGTAGCCGTCTGTATAGGTCTTGCCACTCGCGTAGGCGGCGTCATACGTCCGGGCCGCCGCATCCGCCGTCTGTTGCAGCGCGCGTTGCGAGTTGTCGTTCAGGTCTTGCCAATCCACGGAGATCGCCTGCAGGCGGGCGTACGCAACGGCCTCAATCGCGTTGTAGACGTCCTCGGTGGCCGTGCCGGCCGCTTCCGCCGAGGCGATCGCCTCAGCCCGCCAGCGTTCGATATCGGCCACCTGCCGATCGTAGGCCGTGCCGCTCATCTCGGCCTGGAGTTGGTAATATTCGCGCCAGAGGGACGCCGCATCCTGCGACGCCTTGAGTTGTTGTTTCGCCCACTTGTCATGGGCGCGGGCGGCGTCCTCGGCGGCCTTTTCCTCTTCCTTCAGGGCCAAGCCCACCGCCCGGATCTCACTGGCCGTGAGCTTGTACACCGTCTGAATCGAGGAGGCACTGGCGCCCGCCGCGAGCAGCGCGCGCGCCTGCTCGACGATCTCGGGATTCATCTTGGCCAGCGTGTCGTGAAAATCCACGCCGACGGAGAGGAGATCGTCGAGCGCCTTCTGTTCCGCCTCGGTTGCCTCGCGCGCGCCCGTGGTCGCGGTCGTAAACGTGGTGGTCGCGGTCGTGGCCGCCGTGGTCGCCGTGGTCTGCGCCCGCGTGGCGAGGCTCGCCGCCGTCATATCGGCCTTCATGTTGACGAGCACGTCGGTGGTCCGCGTGAGCACCGCATGCAGATCCGATTGGCCGCTCATCAGCCGCCGGCCCTCCTCGAGCGTCTTCGCGGATTCTTCCCGCGACGCCGCCCAACTATCGGCCATCTCCCGCGCGATCACGGCGTTTTCCTTCAGGGCCGCGCTCGCAAACGGCGCCTTCGCGGCGAGTTCGGAGAGCGCCGCATTGCCGGCCATGATGCGCTCGGCCATCCAGATAAACGCATCCGCGAAGCCTTGCCCCACGACTTGCAGGCCGCCGAAGACACTTGCGCCGGTCTTGCCCCATTCGACGAACACGAGGCCGGCATCGACCACTTTCAGCGCGAGCTGATCGACACCCTTTCGAATGGTCTCGATGAGCGTCGCCTGATTCGGGCCGAAGGCCTGCGACAGGGATCGCGCGAGGGAATCGAGTCCCGCGCCCAGCACGGGGGACGTGGCGATCGTCGCGGCGAGCTTGTCGCTGAAATTCGTCCAGGCCACGTTCGCTTGACTGACGCGCTCGTCGAGGCCATCGGTCTGCTCGCCCAGCCGCGCGACCGCCCCGCCGACGGCGCCCAGAATCGCCTGCTGTGCCGCGTATAGACGTTCTTGCTCGGTGAGCCGATCGCGCGTCGTGCCGAGTTGCGCCGCATAGGTTTTTTCGGCGCGCTCGAGATCAACTTGGCCCGTGAGGAGTTCGACGGCGCGCGTGCGCCCGGTGCGCATCGCCTCACTCATCTGCGCCATGGCGGCCGTGACGTCCGTACCGGTGGCCTGGGCGAGTGCGAATGCCCCTTCCGCCAGCGTGCGGTATTGGCCTTCGCTCAGCCGCAGGCCCGCCGCCAGATCGGCGTTCACGGCCTTCATCAACGTGAGGTTGTCGATCGTGGAATGCGTACCTTCGGCCAGCACGCCGAGCAGCGTCTCGCCGGACAGCCCCGCCGCCGCGGTCAAGCGGTCGAAGTTCTCCGAGACATCGGCGACCTCCGACCCTTTGAGCAGGAAGTCATCGATTGCACCGACGAGTTTGCTAAATCCTTCGACCGCGAGGCGCCCGAGGGCGCCAATCGCCTGGCTCGCCATGTCCCCAATGAACGTGCCGAGCGCGACAATCGAGGTCGAAAACCCTTGCGTCGAGGTTTGCGTCTGCTCGGTCGCCTTGGCCAGCGCGATCATGTCGGCCGGCGCCTCCTGGCCGAGCAGCGCATATTTCTTGACCGCCTCGCTCACCGTGGCATTGACTTTCGCCATCTCTTTTTCGGTGAGCGTGGTCGCGCCGCCCACCGACGCGATCGCCTTGGTCATCAACTCCGCTTCCTGGATGACCTTGACGCCACTGAACCGATTGGCCATCCGATCGAGGCTGTCGCCGACCTTGGCGGCGTCGTCCTCGAAACTTTTGAGCGTGACGGCCGCCTGGTCGACGGCCGTCTTAAAGTCCGAGAAGTCAGCCCCGAAGCGTGCGGAGATGTCCGGCATGTACTAGCTCCCTCGAGCGTCCTGGTCGGCCGTTAAGAGTTCCACGATCACGTTGTAGTCATCCGGGTCAAGGGCGCGGACCCACTCGAGCCGCCAGCCGAATCGGGCACAGATGGCGAGGTCAGAGACGAGTTCGGCGCGGGCGCGGGCGGCCCACTCAGCATTTTTTTTTGCCCCTCGCGCTCCGTCCGCATCGCGGTCTCATGGGCTTCGATCACTTTCAGGATCTCGCTGTAGCTGTCCGGGTCAAGACTGTCCAGCGCGGCTTCCACCGCGGCCGTCGGCTGGTCGCGAATCGGGATGACCGTTCCGGCGGGATTCGTCAGCGACCAGTCCAGCAGATACGTCGTGATCTTGGCCACCGCGCCTTCAAGGGTATCGATCTCGATCGATCCGTTCACGACTTTCATGCCGCGTTTGAGAATCTGCCGTTGTTCCCCGGCATTCAGGCGGCGTTTGACGAGGATCCAGTCCCCCTCAGAGAGCGGGAGGCGGACGGATTCGGGCGAGACGAGGCGGGAGCTCATGGCGTGCGCTCCTTCGGGCCAAGCGTCGCCGTGCACGACGCGCCCGTGATGTGCAGCGGGCCGACAATCGGCCAGGTCCAGGCGCCCTGCTGCGTGGGCACCACGAAGACGAGCGGCCGCTGCTCGAGCCGCGTCGGATGCCGGTCGATGAGGCGGGCCTCGAGCGCGAAGGCGCCCGACCCGGTGCGCGTGACTTCCCAGTCGCGGAGCGTCGCGGCGCGGTAATAGCCCCAGGAGACGAAGGCCTCCGCGCCGCGCAGCGTGAAGGGCACTTAGAGCGAGGCGCGCGACCAGGCGCCAGCCGCCCCAAACGTGCCGCTAATCCCGATCGCCCCTTTCACGTCGACATCAATGGACGCCGACATCCACGCCGGGCCGGACCAGAAGATCCCCGGCGCCGTCGAGGCCGGATAGAGCGCCAGGAAGCACCCGTCCACCGAATCGGCCGCATCGAAGAGGGCGTCTGTGGTGTCGTCGAACCAGCCGGCGATCGTGCCTTTGATGTCTTTGAGGCCCTGGACATAGACCTTGTTCGGATCGCCGAAGGCCGTCACTTCGACCAGATCCGTCGCGGCGTCGATGCTCCAGGCCGTGAGGGATACGGCCATCGTCGGCGTACCCGCCCGTGTCGGCGCCAAATACACCATGCCCTTATTGCCGTGATATCTCGCCATTGCGCGGATCCTCCTGTTAGGCGGCCTTCGCCCCGAGCAGCGAGTGCAGGTCTCCAATCACCTGGGCCGATCGCTCGATCCAGGAGTCCAGGGCGACACGCCCCGGCAATTGGGCCGCGATCTCGGCGCGGCCGTCCTCATCCGGCAGCCAGGCGCGCAGCAGCGCGCCGGCCTCCGCGGGCGTCGTGCAGGTCGGCACGAGCGGCCCGAAGCGTTCGGTCACTTCGGCGCGCGCGCTCGAGAGTGACCACGCGCCGCACCGCGCCAGTTCATAGGCGCGCGGATTCAGGGATTCGGCCGCCTCGCCCAGCCGATAGAGATTCAGCCCAATCCTGGCGCGGCGATAGAGCGCGGCCGTCTGCGCGTTGTCGATGATGCCGCCGCGGACGAAGGGCGCCAGAATATGGCGCTTGCTCACCGCCCAGGACCCATAGAGGCCCAGGTCGATGCCACGCCAATCAATCGCCGTCAACCACGCGACCCGCTCGGGAAAGCCCGACCCGACGAAGACCACATCATGCGCCGGCATGCGGTCATCGCCGGGCTGCGGGCCGGGCCGATGGCGCTCCGGGTGCCAGGCATGCCGCAGATAGCCCACCTGACGCGTGACGGCGCGAAAGGCGTCCAGGACCGATCGTTCGGTGGTCCAACAGGCGTCCACGCGCGCCGCCATCTTCAGTTCGTGCTCGAGGTCGTAGGGTGACTCGGTAAAGAGCACCACGACCCGCAGCCCCGCCCGCCGCATCAGCGTCACGACGTCGGGATGAAAAAACATCGCGGACACAATCAGGACGGCGTCGACCTCATGGCGGAGCGCCATCTCGAGCGCCCCGACGCCGGCCAGATAAAAGACATCGGCGACGGTGGGTTTCGTGAGGGTCGGCTGGCTGCGTTTCGTGCGCCGCCAGTTATAGGTCAGCCAGCGTGTGGAGCGATCGATCCGGGCGTCGAGGCGATAGCGCACGAGCGAGACGCCATGATGCGTCAGCCCGTGCCGCAGCCCGGCGGCGACATCGGCCGTTGACCAGCTCGCGCCTGGTTCGACGAACAGGATCTTCATGTGGACATCACCGCCCGATACCAGCCGCCGCGGTGAAACCATCGAATGGTCGGATCGCGCGGGTCCACTTCCGTGGTACGAAACCGTTGTTCCCGCCGCACGATCATCGTGTCGAATCCGGTCGCCGCCAGCGTGGCGCCCTCGAGCACCTGATCGATCCGCGCCGCGGCCTCTTTCGGTTTCGTGTTGGCGACGGTCGAGAGCATCACGGCTTTGACGAGATAGAGCGTATCTTCCCAGGCGCGGCCCTCGAACACGGGCGCATCATCGGCGGCCGTGAGCGAGATGAGGACGAAGCGTTGCATCCCGGGGGGCGCCATGTCCCAAAAAATGCCGTCGGGGCAGAGCGCCGTCAACGGCGCATCGGCCGACAAGCGCGCGATAAGCGCGGCATCGATGGCGCTGCTATCAGGCGGCATTACCAGGCACTCCCGCCGGTGACCGTGAGGCCCTGCCGCTCGAGCAACGCGACCAAGTCGCGATACATGGCGCGGCGGTTCCGCTGGGCGGTCGGGATGAAGATATTGGCCGGCGGCATCCGGCCGCGCGCGGCGCCCCGGCGCGTGTAGCGGAGCTGCGTGCCGATCTCGAAGAGCAAGGCATGTTGCGCGGCCGACCGGACCTCCATCCGGACGCCGAACCGCCCGGCGGTCAGCGTTTTGAGGCGGAGCCCCTTCACGAGATTGCCGGTGTGTACATGGCCCCCGTAGGCCGCGCGGACCTCATCGAACGTGGTCCGCGCCGCGTCGGTGATGATCGCGCCGGCCTCGGTCGTGAGCGTCTCGGGCAGCTCGCGGAGCGCGTCCCGCAGGGCATCGAGGCCGCTGATCGTGAGACTCACGGCACGATCTCCATCGCCAGCACGACCGTCTCCAGATTGCGTTCACCGGGATTCGCGACGCCGATCACGCTGAAGATCCGCGACCCGAAGAGCACGCGCGTTTCCGTTGTGACACCGCGGTGATAGGGCAGGCGCAGGACGTGCGTCGCCTGCGCCAGGACCGTGCCGCCGCCGAGCCGCTCGAGGTCGGCCGCCGTCGCCGGGCTGATGGTCGCCCACACGCGCGCCGGCGTGAGATCGCCATACGTGTACGTATAGCCGCCGTCGCCATCCGGGACGGGCGCCCCCGGTCCCTGCAGCGTCACCGGATGCCGTCGCTGGCCGGCGGTCGCGCGGCGATCGAGGACGTCAGGCATAGCTGGGATCCCGCCAGCGGGCCAGCATGCCGCGGACGACGGGTGACGGAAAGGCGCTGCCGTCGAGGGTGTCGCGTCCCTCGCGGTTCCGCTCGCCGCGCTCCCAGTCCAGATCAATGAACGTCTGCAGGATGGCCGCGCGAATCTGCGGCGGGACCGTCGTCGGATCCCACGGCGTGTCGGGCACAAACGGGGAGGGCTCGCCCCATTTCAGGTAATCGAGGATGAGCGCCTCGGCCTCGTCGAGTTCCTGCTGATAGAGCGGATCGGCCTCGGCATGCGTGATGCCGGCCCGCGCCTTCGCATCTTCGAGGAGCACCAGGGTCGCGGCCATCTATTGCACTCCAGCCACGCGCGCGGGCGGGGGGATGGGTTCGGGCGGATCGGTCTCCTCGATGTCCGGGGCCTCTGTGGGGGGCGGCGGCGGCCGCCGCGGCGGGGACATGCCCGGGCGGCCGGACGGCCCTGGCGGCCCGGGAGGCCCCGGCGGCCCGGAGGGGCCGGGGGGACCCGCGGGCATCGCCGCCAGGGCAACCGTGAGGGCGGCCAGCGCGGTCTGCTGGTGCGTCACTGTTTCGCGGAGCGTTGCGATCTCCGTCTGGAGTGCGGCCGTCCGCACCGTCAACGCCTTGTCGACCACGGAGATGACGCCGTCGACCAGCCGATCGAGATCAAGCGGCATAGAGCTGCTCCGCGGCTTTGGTATAGAGCCGCTCGAGGAAGGCTGCCGTGACGTCCTCCTCGTCCTCCTCAGGCCCCGCGCCGGTGCCCGACGGCGGCGGCACGGGCGGCGGCGGGGCCGGCGGCGGCGCGATCGCCCGCTCATCGCGGGCGGCCAAGGCCGCCAGGGAGTAGTTCTGTTGCTGCAGATACGGCGTCTCGCCGCCCGGGACGGGCGACAGGTTCAGGCGATGCCGCGCCTCGTTCGGCGCGCGAATGCCGGCGCCGATGGCTTTGGCTTCGGTCTCCACCAGGGTCGGCTGATCCATCCGCATCAGATCGTCGAGGTCAAAGGCGGTGCCGTACGGCTTCGGCAGCTCGAGCCCCTCATCGAGCAGGAGCTCGATGGATTCAATGTGACTCTGCAAACACTGGGCGTAATACTGCGAATCCAACGCGTTGATGTTGTTGTAGTTCGGGTCCGGCCCGACCTCGACCTTGTACCGCGGCACATGGAAGCACCGGCAGATCGCCTCGTCCGTCCAGGCGAGTTGCTGGATGATGGCGGCATCGACCGGATTCATGGTCAGCGGTTCGTACTTGATCCCGCCCGAGACCACCGCCAGCCGGCCCGTATTCGGGCCGGTAAAGTTCGTCTCCCATTTCGTCTTAATGCGTTCGATCGTCTCTTGCGCGGCGTCGCCCGGCATCATCAGGACGCCACTGGGCCGGCAGCCATTCGCAAAGAGCGCCGCTGAGCTCGTTTGCATTCGGAGGGCCTGAACTGCGGCCAAACCACAGGCGGTGATCGGCGAGGCCCCGACGAGCGGATGGCCGAAGGGAACCATAATGTCGTGAATAATCTCGCGCGCCGGAATGGCGAGGGTCGCGGTCCGATCCTCGGGGAGTCCGGCGAGTAGATCGGCGCTCACGTCGTAGTAGACCGCGCCGTCGGGCGCGACGAGCGGCCGGACTTTTTGCGGCGGGAGCACGACCAGGCCCGTCACGACCCCGCGGGCATCCCGAATCTTCAGCACGTAGGTATTGCCCCAGAGCAATTTCGACATGACCCACTGTTGAAAAAACGTGATCCGCGTCTGAAACCGGTTCGGTTTGCGCAATACGGGCGAGAACGCCGCGCTCTCGGTTTCGGTCCAGATCCCCTCGTCATCCTCGGCGACGAGCGTCAGACGCATCTTGCCGATGTCGCTCGCGATGAGCGACACGCAGGCATAGACCGTCGGATTCGCCGACACGTCCGCCAGTGGCGTCTCGATATCCGTCTGCCAGGCGCCGGAGTACGGCTCATGCACCGTCAGCGGATACCAGCCATCGCGGCGCGGGGACACGGGCTGCGGTGACCCGATCAGCCAGGCCCCGAGCGCGCGGCGTATCGTCTCGAGCATGCGATCTCCTCATCCCCCGCGCGCCGCCGGCGAGGTATGCCGGCGGCATACGGGGAAGGGCGAGGCGCGGCGCGCCTATTTGCCCGAGGGCGGGGCCGTCCGCCGTGGCGGCTGGTCTCCGCTGAGGGCCGCCATGACCGGCGAGGGCATCGTGTTGTAATCGGCGCCCGTGACGAGCTGCACACCGGCCGAGCGCGCCCGGACCCAGGAAATAAACCGATCGGCGCGCAAGCCCACCAGGTTCTGTTGCCAGAGGGACACGGCCGTCGTGGTGCCGGAGATCGGCGGCGTCGCCGGCGCGGTATCCATTTGCACCGTCGCCTCCCGCGAGACATCGATGATGATGCCGCCCTCATCGCCGACCATGACGCTATTCCGCGCGATGAACACGACCGTATCGGCCATCACTTGACTGGTCACGACATTGACGCCGACCACCGTCCCGCCCTCCATCGTGATATTCGGAAAGACCATCATCCCCGAGGAAATCAAGGTCGCCAGCGCAAAGGCGTTCGCCGGTGACATCAAGAGCGTGCCGCCGGAGGGATCGAGATTGGCGGCGGCCAGCGCCGAAAAAATTGCCCGCAAGTCCGTAATCAGGTTGTCCGTGGACACAATCGGCGTTAACCCATTAGTGATACTGGCGGGATTGACGCCGGCCACGGCGGCGACACTGGCCGTAATGAATTGCTGATCGAGAAAGGCCGCAATCCCGTTGATCATGTCGCGGCGCACAACCTCCTCGACGGCCGGCGTGCTCGTGCGCGCCAGTTCCTCCGTAAAGACCACGATCCCGGCCGCCTTGTGCATGCCGAGCGTGACGGCCGAGAAGGCCAATTTGGTCACGGGCTTGCTCAGCCCTTCGCCCACCCACCCGTACGTGCCGCCGCCGGTCTGCGCGGGGACGCGGACGTTGAACGGGACGGTGATCACGCCGGGAATTCGGCCGATCAAGGTCGCGGGCCGCAGCAGGGCGAGAAATTCGGCCGTGATCGTCTGCATGGTCGGCACGAGCGGCCCCGCCCAGGTCGCATCCGTGGTCGTGCCCACCGTGACGGCCGCCTTCAGGACGGCTTCGACTTCGGGCGTATCGCGAAATTGCTTGGCGTACTCGATCGATTGCTGCCGATCGCCCTTCCCATAGAGCAGCGCCATCGCGCAGCGCACGAAGCGCGCCGCCGGCTGGAGGTGACTCTTGACGGTGACCGCGGGGACAAACGGCGCGACGCGCGCGGGCGTGGGGGCCGGCGCCGCGCCCGGCGCGACCGCGAGCGACTTGTTCAGCGCCTCGAGATCACGGCAGCGCGCCAGGTCGGCATCACAGCGTTTCGCCTCGTCATTCACAAGATCGAATTCGCCGGCTTCCTCGGCCGTCAACGTGCGGTTGTCCTGCTGGCCGCCCTCGAGGAGTTGTTGCAGGCGGGCTTGGGCGTTCTTTTTGCGCGTCTCGAGCGCCTCAATCTGTTCGGGAATCGTGAGACTCATACGGCCTCCTGGCGGCGCCGTCAGCGCCTTGACGGTCAAAATCCCGGCCGCGGGATTCGCGGGCACGGTGACCAGGGACAACTCGACGATTTCGCCGCGGGTGAAGCGCAGGCCGCCGCCTTTGAGCGGTTCGACGAGCGCGCGCGCCTTGGCAATGGCGATCGAGACCTTGCGGTAGACGCCCGCTTTGCAGGCCGCGTAGGTTTCCTCGATCACATCGCGCAGCCGGCCCGGCGTCTCGATCTCGTGGAAGGTCGCCTCGAACGTGATCCCCTCGGCCGTGGCCTGGAGGATCGCGTGGCCGAGTGGTTGCTGCTGGTCGTGATTGAGCAGCAGCGGCACGGGATTGGTAAACGTCATCCCGAGCGGCTCGATGATGTCGCCCGCCCGATCCGGGGCCGGCGTCGACGCAATGCCGGTCAACCGCCGCGGCCCGGCCGCACCGGTGACCTGCTTCAGAATGAGTTCGGGCGCGTAGTGGGTGATCGGCGCGTCCAGCAGGGGCACGCGCGCGAGTGTAGGGGCTACTCGGGGCGGGGCGGAACTTTAACGGTGTGAAATTACGCCATCATGAACTCAAATCGGGGTTGCCTCAACGCCCAAGCCCGCGCGCCGCCGGCGTCTTGATGCGCTTGCCATTTGTCGTAGTAGATGCGTCGTCGGGCCCATAGCGCTGGCG